AAGCAGAGGATTTATTTAAAAAATGCAAAATTGAAGAATACAATTCAAAAATGAAAGAAAAAGAAGCATACAAATTATATTTTGATGAGGCATATAAATACACGAATTTTTATGAGGAAGGAGATGAGTAAGATGAACGACATATTCCAAGTAGATTATCTGCCTAATGAAAAGAAAATAAAGATTAATCTTCCCGAAGAAGTTTGGAGAAACATTGACACTGTAATCATGACAAGACTATTTCAAGAAAAATTGGTCGTTGAGAAACAAAAAGAAATCGAGGTTGAGGAAGAATGAACGGTTATTATTGTTTAAACTGCGGTGAAAAATTAAAACAACTTAGCATGAATCTAAGTACCGAATAAATAAAAACACCCATAAAGGAAGTGAAGTAATGCAATATATAGTCCTCAACAACGACAAAAAACCATCAGAGAAGCTCACAGACGGCGGCCATCCGCTCAGTGAGGTTAAGGACTTTGAAAATCTGGCCGTACTTATACCGGAGCCGTACATAGTTCTGGATTTTGACACCACGAGTGACGCTGAAATTATGCTCAACATAGCTCAGGAACTTGACTTAAAGTGCTTAATTATGCGAACAACAAGAGGTTATCACTTTTGGTTCAAGTCACCTGAGCCGTGGAAGAACTTTAAAAAGACTCGTCTTGCTATTGGTATTTATGCTGACTGTCGCTCATGGGGCAAGCTCTCATATGTAGTAGTTAAAAAAGACGGTGAATGGAGAGAGTGGATCAAGACCATTCCAGGAGATGAGATTGAAGAAGTCCCTTGCTGGCTTCGCCCTATTTCCATTGAAAAATATAAGCTAAAGGGCATGAAAGACGGTGACGGCCGAAATCAGACATTATTTGAGTACATACTTGTTATGCAATCCAAAGGTTATAACCGTGAACAGATATGCAAGACTATCCGTATAATCAACGACTATGTGTTTGCCGATCCTCTCTCAGACAGTGAACTCGACACTATTCTCAGAGAAGAATCATTCAAGGGCGTTGATGAATTACAGAACAATGTGGTCATGAATGAATGTTTCGACGAGGATGGAGGATTTAAGCATAACAAGTTTGCCGAGCTTCTCGTTCAACGTATGCGAATAGTCACAATGAATGAACAGTGCTATGTGTATCAGGACGGGTATTATCAGAGAGCAGAAAGAGGAATTGACCGTGAGATTATCAATCTGTACCCACGCAGCCGTCGCTCACAGCGAGCAGAAGTGCTTGACTATATAAAAATACTTACCACTATTAAATCCGCCGATTTGCCCTTACAGGAGTACATCATCAATCTTAAAAACGGTCGCCTCGATGTGCGAACCGAGAAGCTCCTACCCTTTGATCCGGACATTATAGACTTCGCCCGTATTCCTGTAACTTATAATCCCGACGCCTACAGTGCCGACCTTGACAAAGTATTAAACAAAGTATTCAAGCACGACAGGCAAGTTATTGATTTGTTTGAGGAAATGGTTGGTTATATGCTCATTAAAAACTGTCGTTTCCGCAAAGGCTTCCTTTTTTACGGTGGAGGCAGCAACGGTAAGTCTACCGTACTCAATCTGCTTAAACGCTTTATAGGAGAGGACAATCTGGCGACTGTCGAACTAAAGAAGCTCTCCGATCCATTTCTCACGGCGGAGCTTGAACACAAATTAGCCAACATTGGAGATGATATTGATCCAAAGGAGATCACTGACACCGGCACCATTAAGAAACTTTTTACCGGAGAGTCATTAACAGTCCAGCGTAAGTTCAAAGATCCATTTATCCTAAGAAGTTACGCCAAAATGATATTTAGTTGCAACACTCTCCCCCGTATCCTCGACAAGACCACCGGCATGTACTCCCGCCTGATGCTGATACCATTTACCGCCACTTTTTCAGCGGATGATGAGGACTATGATCCATTCATTGAAGATAAAATAACTACCGATGAGTCATTGTCATATCTCTTGAATATCGGTTTGAGAGGCCTGCGACGGTTATTATATAATAATCAATTCACTCAACCGGATGTAGTCACCCAGGCGTTAGAGGAATACAAGAAAGATAACTCCAACGTTTTAACATGGATTGAGGAAGAAGGACTCACCACTAAGCATTTATTAAGTGATACTACTGATAAATTATTCTCAGAATTTAAGGATTGGTGTACCAGGAGTGATATAAAATATGGTGCATCTATCAGGACTTTCCATAAAGAAATTGAGGGAAAGTACGGTTTTGATAGGAAAAGAGTGTCAAATAAGTCAACTGGTGATAGGTTTAAATGGAAGTTCATGGTAAAATTAGACTGAAAAAAGTTGCACTTTCGGTTTCAAAAACTTAGGGGTTGCAGAAAAGTTTCTGCAATTTTGATAAAAAGTAACGAAACTATCAACGAAAGTTTATAAGTAAACAAAAGTTTATATCAACTAAAGTTGAAAAATGGTTGCAACAACTTAGGAAATTCAGAAGAATCTGCTACTCCTGCAACCGTAAGTGCAACGGTCGAAAACCAGTAAAACCAATGGTCTTGAGGAAAAAGTTGCATATATATTATTTTTTTCTTTTCTTCAAGAAAAAAAAATAAAAATATATAAAGAAAAAAAGAAAGAAAAAATATATATAGATTTGGGGTTTTTTCGTGCAACTTGCAACTTTTTCATAAAAAATGGAAGGAGCACCGAAATGAAATATTATTGCGAGTACGTTAATCATATGTTGAGATTTTTTACAAGATATTACAAACGAGAGAATGAGGTAAAATTTAAAAAAGAAGTAGATAGTAAAAATTGGGAAGCAGTTAAAAGAGTTCTGGATAATTTGCCCGAAAAGGATAGGAATGTTATAATAGATATATATAGTCGTAAGGATACGTTATCGGATAATGTATACGAAGTAAGTAAGGAGTTTGGAATCGATCAGGATTCGATTTGGGTTATTGTAAATAAGATTACAAGGAAAATTGCTAAGGAGCGTGAACTGATATGAGAAATGAATTTATTTGTCCTGATGATGGATGTGTTTGTAATATGAGTGAGGAAGATAAACATGGACAGGGCTGTTGGCTTTGCCCGAAAATACAGAATATGAGAAAGAACGATAAGGAGGAATGTAACTTTGGTGAAAGTAAAGACAGAACCGAAGATTGAAAAACCAAAGGCTGAGCTTGTGGAAGTCGGTGAACAGGTAGTTAAAGCTACGAAAGGTAGAGGAGGTAACTCTAACTTTCCCAATAGCAAAAAAGATATTGTTCAGAATAATGAGGATAGAGAGTTAGTTAGAAAACTTTTAATTGAGGTATTAGAGGAGTATAAGAAACCGAAAGTCAAGTCTGATGAGGAATTGGCTAAACGATTGAGTGATTATTTTAGTAAGTGTGCTAAGACAGGACAGACACCAACGGTTGAGGAGATGGCGATGTGTACGGGGTATACCCAGTCAACGGTATGGGACTGGGAAGTTGGGCGTAACAAGGGTTTCAGCCCGCAGACCTCCGAAATCATAAAAAAAGCGAAGGAATTTTTGAAAACTTTTGACGCTAAATTGGTAGTAGCTGGAAAACTAAATTTTCTTGCTTATTGTTTTAGAGCCAAAAATTACTATGGCTTGGTTGATAAGCAGGAATATGTACTTACTCCTAATAATCCCCTTGGTGAAATTACTGATTCGCAGGAAATCAGACAGCGTATACAGGCAGCGGTTGTTGAAGATGAGTAACTTTTATGTAACTTTTATGTAACTTTCATATGTAATTTTTGTAACTTTTTAATGTAACTTTCATGTAACTTTTTAATGTAACTTTCATGTAACTTTTTTTAGAGAAGGTCGAGAATAGGGTGAAAAAGAGAGTAAAAAGCCGAAAAAAACAGGGGCGGTTGGCAATTTTCCGGTTTTCGCTTGGAAAAAATGGGATAATACCAGGGTTTCAATAAAAAAGGCTCATCGGCCTATTCGGACCGATGAGCGCATTCTAATAATATAAAAATTGGAAGTAATAAAATGAGAAGTATTAAAAAAGACTTACTAATCACCCCTTTCTCTCGACCTTTTTTGGCGGCTCGCTTTGGTATACCTGCACATAGTCGATATTTTCCTCACAAAATGTTAAGGGTAGTCCTCTTGGATTGAATGCCACGGCCTCGATCATTTTGGCGGCGTTACGCTGCCAGTCGTATTTATACACGTTTTTATGGCGATCGATTAAATACTCGATACCCTCGATCATGTTTCCGTCACTGTTAATAATATACTCCCCCTCATCGAGCCAGTTCAAGGCTTTAATATTATCGGTCGGCGTATATAGGTAATCGTCCCAAATGTCCCAATTTCTAAATTTAGTATACGGCCGGTATGAATGATTAGAATAATAAATTCCGTCACATTCGTGAAAGTCGCCTATTAATTCAATATTTCCCGCAAAGTCCATGAAAGCAAATTTAGACATTGTAAAATTGTATATGAGTTTTTTCCCGTTTACTGATTTATAAAAATCCTTTTTAAGTTGATATAGCGGCGAAAGCTGGGAAGTTACATATTCCATGGTATCTGAAATATTTTTATTGGACGGCGTAATGGGAATTATACCATTATGCGCGATCGCCAGTGTTGTCCTGCATGTTAGTTTTTGTAGCACAGGTAAGTGATCTGAGATCGGGAAGGGATGAGTATTTTCCGGAATATTTCCGCCACTGGTCCCGATCCGGAAGTGTAAAATAACCGGAGTTGACATTATGTTGACTTCCTTTTCAAGCTCCCTTAAAGCTTTTTTGAAAGCCTTTAGCTTCATAAATCCTTTTCTAATCTGGACCGCGCTATCTTTTATAAACATAAACCCAGCGCCGTCCGGATTATTTGTCCACATGGCTTCTACTTTATCTTCTGTCGGCAGTGGCTGTCCGTGGTATTTTACTGCAATTACGCACATATTATTTACCCCCTTTTATAAATATATTATTTACATAATTTGTAAGTTCGGAATATCCGGATATCCCAAATATTTCCATAAAGTTTTTATCGTAAATGTGTTTCAATTCCGTCCGTTTGGCGTAATTGATTAAAACGTCTAAGAATTGAATTGCGGCTATAATTGTATCTCGTGTCAACGTACCTCTAAAAAACCTAAATTCTACGGTATTTTCATTTTCCAGATTTACCGCTTGATATCGGCCGCGATACTTTTGACACTTAACCTTTTCTAAAATTTGATCCTCGGTATCCTCTAACATAATGTTAGTGTCAGGTTTTTTTGCCCATTGTTCTAATTTTTCGTAATTACGGCGCGAAAACGGAACAATATATTGTTTCCAAAAAAAGTCAATTAATAGCATTACTTTAGCGATCGTGAATTCTTGAAAAACCCAGTCTTTTCCAAATAATGTACGACTTGCGTGAATATGCAGACCGCAAGTATTTGTGTCATGACTTCGATATCCATGCCTTATCGCAACATTTAGAAGGTCATTCCATGGAAAATATTCCGAATGGTAGTCCAGCGTTGCGGGATGAGTCACGATCTCAATTCCATTACCTGAAAGTGATCCGTCATATTTCAAATAGAAATGATCGTCTGAAATTGCCATAAGATCCTTTGCTGCGGCTCCTTTCATGTTTCCGCCGTCAATTTCCAATTCCACGCCATAACCCCGAAATGGGTAAGAGTTATGGCCATAAAAGATCGGATCAGGTTTAAAATTGTATGAATGTATTAAATTTATACCCAACTGCTGGTAACAATCCCTACAATACGGATAATCGTCATCACTCCAATATATACTATCTCTCTGCACAATGTTTCCGCACTCCTCGCAAATTTCATACTCGTCTGAACAATCTCTACAAATACAAAGATTACGATTCGCCCAAACGTGGTTTCGCGTGATGTGTTGCTCACAATGATCACAAACCGGATAGTCTAAGGAACAATCAAGGCAAACTGAAAAATGTCCGTTTACGATTATTTCATCGTCATTACGTGTTATAGCATCACAGTGGTGACAGATGAAAAAATGATCATTAAAACAGTTATAGCAAATAGGATCGCCGTCGGGATCTATCGTCATATTCTCCGCCGTGTCGGCGTGTTGACAATAGGCACAAGTCAAGATCTCGGAATTAATTTCAATCATTTGTTACACCTCCTTTTATACAATCCCTACATGTCACGGGATCACAGATTAAATTGTTGTTCTTAACCATAATTATCACTCCCTTTTTAAAATATAGGTACCCCCTATTATTATAACATGTTTAATAGTAAATCGTCAAATGTTATTCTTGATTTATTGTAAATTGTTTTTTATAGCACCCTGGACCTTTCCGCTTCCCGGACCTTCGCACCCTACCCCTGGGGGCATAGCAGGACGCCGGACGCCCCTACGTCACCTACCTCACCACCCCAAAAAAGAAAAAGTCACATTTTTTACAATTATCTATTGACAATTAACCGTAAATGCACTATAATCAAATTGTAAATAATCAAAGGAGGCGAAAATCATGAAAAGAGCAGTAGGTTATATTCGAGTATCGACAGACGCACAAGCCAATGAGGACAGATTCGGCATGGACGCTCAAAAGGAACAGATTCTGGATTATGCTAACCGCAACGATTTTGAAATAATAGAATGGTTTATAGATGAGGGTGTCAGTGGTGTAAAAGAAAACAGACCGGCATTTGACCGTATTCTCTACGGCGATGTGGTGAATCCTCCGGTTGAATATGTCGTAGTAGCGAAAAGTGACAGGATAGCAAGGGATATAAAGCTATATTTTTATTACAAGCAATTGTTGTATCAAAAGGATATTAAATTGATGTCGGTTTCTGAGGATTTTGGTGAGATGGGTGTTTTTGCCGGTATATTGGAGGCATTTACAATGTTTGTGGCCGAACAGGAGAGATTAAACATCACTCGCAGGACAAGTACGGGGCGAGTAATAAAGGCGAAAAGGGGCGGTTACGCCGGTGGTCAGGTGCCGTACGGATATAAGGTGGAAAATAAGCAGTATGTTATTGAGCCTACTGAGGCTGAGGCTGTGAGGGATATGTTCAGAATGCACGAAGATGGTGCGACATTACAGGCGATCGCTGATGAAATGAATCGCCGTGGACTGATTACTCATAGGGGATGCAAGTTCGCCACATCGACAATACAGACTATACTGAACAATCGGAAAACTTACGAGGGTTATTATAAATATGGTCGTGGGGAGTTTGTGAAAGGGCAGCATGAGGCCATTTTGAAATTGGTGGAAGTGTAAAGAAAGAGGTAAAATAATGAATATTTTTAAAGAGGCTGCTAATATTTATCGGGCAACATTGAACGGTGGCTCGTTTGAGATGAAATTGGACAGATGGATTGAAAAAGTTTGTGATAAACTCTGGCATGAATTGAATTAGCAAATATCGGTAAGATATGGTATAATTCATTTGATAATAGTAAGGAGGGTGATATTGTGAATAAAAAGATAGTTGCGTTAGTCATTATACTGGTGAACCTACTGGCGATATTTGCTATTCGTAGCTATAACATAAGATGGCAACGGGACTTTAGTGTTAAGTACGTCGGATCCGAGGGCGAAAAGTATTTTTATGAGGTCACTAATAATACATCAAAGAGTATTCGAGATGTCACAATGGTATTTGAGCATCTTAGGGTTAATAAATTGGATTTTGAGTATTCAATTGGTGATTTTCAACCAGGGGAAACTCAAAAAATCACTGTCCGGTTGGAGTACATGAAGCAAGAAACAGGTATGAATACTATTGAGTTCAAGGATTATGATTTTAAACGGCTGAAATATTAATAAATATTACGAGCGCCCGTGAGCGCCTTTCTGGAAAGGAGGGCGCTATTTTTATGACTAATTTGCAAATGATACAAAAATTACAGAAAATCGTTGACCAAAAACCACAGGACTTTCAAGCAGTACAGGACTTGTTCGAGATGCTTCGGATTTATGAGTCCGAGGACAAAAAACAGGCTCATCTGTGGAATAAGGACGTTCGTAAAATATCTGCTCAACAGACGAGAACAGCCAAAAGTGACTCATTGGCTGAAAAATTCTATTATCTGAATAAACGCTCTCTGTTGTTCGATTCACAAGAGGATTTTGATGCTTACTTGCAGTATATTGAGTTTGATAGAGAGCCGGAAAAGAGGTTCTATCTCCCCCGCCGGAAACATATTTTACCGATTGTTAATGCTTTACAGGAACTTGAAGATGATAAGCTGGATTTACTTACTATTTCAACCCCACCTGGCGTTGGAAAATCGACTCTCGGTATATTTTTTCTCACTTGGATTATGGGTAAGTACCCGTTACAGCCGAATCTTGCGTCTGCTCACTCTGATAAACTGACTCGGAGCTTTTTTGACGGTGTAAATACCATCATAACCGATCCTGAATATCTTTGGGCTGATATTTTCCCTGGGTTAAAAATAGCACGAACTAATTCAAAGGATGAAACGATAGACCTTGAACGCTCGAAGCGGTTTGCAACGCTGACATGCCGATCCATTGACGGTTCATTGACCGGTGCTACTCGATGCGAGAGATATTTGTACGCTGACGACCTCGTGAGCGGTATTGAGGAAGCTCTTTCTAAAGACCGTTTGGACAGTTTGTGGGAAAAGTACACAAATGACCTGAAATCCCGTAAAAAGATGGGGTGCAAGGAGATTCATATTGCTACAAGGTGGAGCGTACATGACGTTATCGGACGACTCGAAAGGCAATACGGCGGCGATCCACGGGCGAAGTTCCTCGCTTTTTCAGCTCTTAATGAGGACGGTGAAAGTAATTTCGATTATAAGTACGGTGTGGGATTCAACACTAAATATTTCGTGGACATGAGGGATACTTTGGATGATGTTTCGTGGAAATGTCTGTTTATGAACGAACCGATTGAACGTGAAGGTTTGTTGTTTCCGGAGGACGAACTCAATTATTACAATGGTACACTCCCTGCCGCCGGATTATCGAGAATACATGTAGCTTGTGACGTTGCGTGGGGTGGCGGTGACAGTCTTTCAATGCCTTTCGGATACGAGTATGAGGACGGGAGCGTATATATTCCTGATGTAGTGTTCAATAAAGGTGATAAGACGATTACAAAACCGATAGTAGTGGGTAAATTGAAACTCCATCTCCCCCACCAAGCTATGTTCGAGGCCAATAACGGCGGGGATGAATATTGTGATACAGTGGATGAAGAACTGAAAAAACAAGGTGTACGACTAAATTTGAAGTATCGGAAAGCCCCCTCAACTTCAAGCAAGTTGTCACGGATAATACAGGCAGCTCCGGATATTAAAAAATTTATTTTTTTGGATAAAAAGCATAGAAGTAAAGAGTATGAGGTGTTCATGAAAGAGTTGACCTCGTTCCTGCAAACAGGAAAGAACCCTCATGATGACGCTCCTGACTCGCTGGCAATGCTTGCAGCAATGATTAACAATCGATACGGTAAGGTTGAAGTGTTTGCTAAACCTTTTTAGACTATATTTTGTATGTTATGTATTGACAAACACCACATGTGGTAGTATATTGAATATGACGGTGAATAAATCCATATGTTTTGATTAAAGCATGATTGCTTGGGAGCTTTAGGCTCCGGAAGTGGTCATGCTTTTTCTATTTTTACGTTTATGGGGTGATGTTTTGAAAAATGATTTTGATTTGATTATATACGAATTCCCAGGAAATGAGGATATTATAATATATCCAATATCGGATTTACATATCGGTGCCAAAGAGTTTATGCCGGAGGTATGGAAAGAGTTTATTAAACAGATAAAGAGGAAGCCGAACTCGTATATAACCATTCAAGGCGACCTGATGAATAACGGTATCAAAAGTTCAGTAACGAATGTTTACGGAGAAACAATGTCGCCGTCAGAACAGAAAAAATGGCTGGCGGATCAGTTAAGTGAAATCACAGATAAAATTTTATGCGTGGTTCCTGGGAATCATGAGCGAAGAAGTAAAAAAGAGGTTGATGATTGTCCGTTATATGATGTGTGCTGCAAGTTGGACATTGAAGATAAATATAGAGAAAATGCGGCATTTATGATTATACGGATAGGTGACAGAAATGGCTTCGGATCAAAGAATCCTACTTACACGTTATGCGTAATGCACGGTTCCGGCGGTGGAATATACACAGGTGCAAGTGTCAATCGAAACGAACGGTTTGCTAATATTATAGACAATCTGGATGTTTTGATTGTAGGCCACGGTCATAAGGTGTTTATGAGTAAACCACAAAAGATTTTTATAGATTTACCTAATAAAAAAGTGTCGTACAAACCTTTTAATGTGGTGCAGGCTACAGCATGGCTCGAATACGGTGGTTATGCACTGAGAGGACAAATGTTACCAGGATCTCATGCGTTGCAGGAGATAATCTTGCGAGGGGATAGAAAGAGTGTAAAGGTGGCGATGGAATAATGGAAAAATTGGTTTACATATGTCACGAATTTGGCGGAAAACAAGAAAATGTAGAAAAAGTTACTAAGCTAATACGAAAATTAATAAAATCATATCCGAGTATTTGCTTCCTCTCCCCTATTCATGCCACAGGGTTTCTATATACCGATGTCAGTTATGAGAAAGGGATGGAATACTGTCTAACGCTGCTTGATATGTGTGATGAAATGTGGACTTTCGGAAGTAAGAGTGACAGTAAGGGCTGTCGGATTGAGAAAGAGTATTGTAAGAGATATAAGATACCGGTTACGGATTGGGGTGAATACATTGAGTAGAGTGCTTTTTGGTAGGGAAATTATATATTCATCTGAGAGCGAAATTACAGAAGATAACATTTTAGATGTTTTGAAAGAGGCGTTTCCGATACATTCAAAGAATAGCGATGAAATTGAGTATTTATATAATTATTATCGAGGTAAGCAACCAGTTCTGAAAAGGGAGAAAAAAATACGTCCGGAAATCTGTAATAAGATGGTTGAAAATCATGCTTATGAGATTGTTGATTTTAAAAAGGGATATGTCTTTGGTGAGCCGATTCAGTATGTAAGGCGTGGAGAAAGTACGGAAGAAAATACAATACCTCAACTTAATGATTATATGTTTATGGCGGATAAGGCGCTAAAAGATAAAGAGTTAGCGGAATGGTTTTATAAATGCGGAACCGCATATCGCTTAGTAATGCCTGGTTCTGATTTAGATATTCCCATTGAGATAGATACACTCGATCCTCGAAACACTTTTGTGGTTTATAACAACGGTTTTGGTAAGAAACCACTTATGGGAGTACATTATGTTACGACCAGCGATAAAGTGAGATTATTTAGCGTATACACTCCTAATAGTTATTTTGAAATAAAAGACGAGGGTATTTCAAAAGTAACATCAGCGAACCTATCAATTTCAAAAATAGAACCCCATGCTTTAGGTTATATACCGATAATCGAATATCCTGCTAATATGTCAAGGCTGGGGGCTTTTGAGATTGTATTACCTCTATTGGATGCAATAAATAATACGGGTTCTAATCGTCAAGACGGTATAGATCAGTTTATACAGTCGTTTATGAAGTTTATCAATTGCGATATTGACGAAGAAACTTTTAAAGCATTGAAAGAGTTAGGAGCGTTAAAAGTTAAAGGTGATCCAGGTAATCCGGCAGATGTAGATATAATATCTCAGGAGTTGGATCAGACTCAGACACAGATCACCAAAGACGATATTTATAGGGCGGTTTTGATTATATGTGGTATGCCGGACAGACATCAAAATTCAACTTCTACGAGCGATACCGGCACGGCGGTGCTTTATAGGGATGGTTGGGAAGCAGCGGAAGCAAGAGCTAAAGATACTGAACTGATTTTCAAGAGTTCCGAAAAACAGTTTTTGAAGATTGTACTTAGAATCCTTAAAGATACTGTAGGATTGAATATAAAACTTAATGAAATCGATATTAAATTTACAAGAAATAAGATTGACAGCTTATTGGTTAAAACACAAGGATTACAAAATATGCTTGAAGCTGGTATTCATCCAAAGATTGCTATTGCTGTTTGTAATCTGTTTAGCGATCCTGAGCAGGTATATCTTGACTCGGAGGCATATCTTAAAAAATGGAAAAATGTCGAAGTCAAAATAACACCAGGTAATAATAAACCGAATCCAGAGGACAGTGGAGGTACTAATAATGAAACTACCTAAAAGTGTTCGTATAGATGGGGTTGATTATGAAATTACACCGAACTGGAAATTGAACGATGGATTACAAGTATTATATGGTCAAATAACATATGAAAAATCGTTAATAGAGATAAATCCGGATAATCAGGATCACCAACACCAATGTATTACTTTATGGCATGAAATATTACATGCTGTTATACGCAATGCCGGTTTAAAAGTGGAAGATGAGGAAATGGTTATTGAAACCATAGCAAGAGGGATTTATCAGGTGTTGGAAGATAATAAAGATAAGTTTTTTTTTGATGGCGAAAGGAGTGATGTTATTTGATAGTGGTCAGGTGCTTGCAATGTAATAAATTCCTTGGTAAAATAAAAGGAGAGGCAGAGATTAAATGTCCTCGTTGTGGAAAAATAAATAAAATCGATACAGAGCACCAAAAGAGCGCCAGTTGACTGAAAAAATCAGTCGATTGGTGCTCTTTTTAATTAGCAATGCAGAGAAGCATTTTAAAAACACAATACCGGAGAGAACCGGTATAAAAACGCAAATCTGTAGTGAGAGAACACTTTAAAACGCAGGAGGTAAAATCATGGATTTAGAAACTTTGTTAGGTGACGCTTATAAAGATGGAATGACACTTGAGGAAATTAATACAGCTTTGGCTGATAAAAATTTTGTAGATCCCAGCACTTTACCGAAATCGGTAAGCAAAGCATTATTCGATAAAACCGCTTCCGAGTTGGTGGCGGCTAAGAAGAAGCTAAAAGAGCTGGAGGGCAGTACAATGTCAGCCGAAGAAAAAGCAAAAGAGCTACAGAAACAATATGCTACTAAACTTTCAGAATTGAAAGCAAAAGAGATATTTGTAGCAGCCGGATTGACCGAAAAGGATTATGCTTCATTACTTGATGTTGTGATATCAGAGGATGAAGAAACTACAAGTGCCAGAACAAAAGCAATGATTGACGTTATTAACGCTCAGAAGCAAGCAGTTGAAAAAGCGGTAAAAGCCGAATTACTGAAAGATACACCGAAGCCCCGCGCTGGACAGGGCGGTGGAACAGGAAGTATTGATTATGACAAAGAAATTAAGGCGGCTCAAGAGCGTAACGACATGGTGGCTGTTGCATCGTTAATACGTCAGAAACAGTTAGCTGAAAAGCAGAAAGAATAAGGAGTTGATTAAATGTCAGATCAGATTATTACCAGTTTTGGAGTATTGAACTACTCCGGAATGTTATTCAATAAGGGTAACACTAAAGTACCCTTTAGCACTTTAATAGGTGGTAAAATGAAATCTACAAACCATGTTGAGTTTGTAACAGGCTTGGAATATACAACCAGTGGAGGAAATCAGCCTGAAATTTCAGAATCCGCTTCCCTGGTTGCACCGGAATCCACATTTATCACCAGGTCACAGAAAACCAATGTCACTCAGATATTCCATGAATCTGTTTACATTTCTTATGGTAAACAGTCGAATATGGGTACTCTGGCTGGTGTAAACATTGCGGGACAACAGGCAAATCCGGCAACTGAGCTTGATTTTCAGATAGCAGCAAAGATGAATAAAATAGCCAGAGATATTGAGTACACTTTCGTCCGTGGTGCTTATCAGAAAGCGGATAATGACGTTACCGCAAATAAAACCCGTGGTATGCTGACCGCTATCAGCACTAACACAATCGACCTTGAGGGTAAACCTCTGAGAGTATGGGATGTTGCGGAGTTGATGAAGCTCGTCTATGATTCCAATGCTCCTCTCACCGGTCTTGTTCTATGGGTAGATCCTGTCAGCTTGTTCCAGATTAACGCTGACGCTGAACAGAATGGCAATACTATCGTACCTGCTGCAAGGAACATAAACGGTATTTCCATTTCCACCCTTTTAACTCCGCTTGGTGAAGTTGGACTGTATCTCGGTGAGTTTTTACCGGAAGGCACGGTTATGCTTTGGAATCCGGATGTTGTCAGCCCTGTTGAACAGCCTCATCCCGAAAAGGGCAATTTCTTCCTCGAAGAACTCGCTAAGATCGGCGCTGGTACAAAGTACCAGGTATTTGGACAGCTCGGACTTGATCACGGCCCTGAATGGTATCACGCAAAAATCAGCAATATCTCCACAGAGTTTGTGAAGCCGAAAGTTGGTAAAAGGATTTACACTGTTGAACCTATCGAGGTTACAGAGGTATTTCCTGAAATCGAAAGCGTAAAACTGGCGTCTGCAACTTATAACACAGCGACACCGGCTCTTACGATCGAATATACCGGCCAGCCGTTGAGTGCTCCCAATCTCACATATCAGTGGAAGATTGGAGATAGCCCAACTGGGACATTTACTGATATAGCGAGTGCTGAAAGTGCTACATATACTCCGGCTATAGGCGATCTCGGTAAATATATTAAAGTCGAGGTTACTGCTTCCGGTGCAGCTCTTGGCACTGCACTTTCAAACGCTAAGAAGGTGCAACCGATTGATGTTGAGGTAACGTGTGAGATAGTAGCAGACGATCCTGATGCGATAGTCTGTACTTTGGACACAGCGGTAGCTGGACTTAATGTAGATAATTTCACAGTAACAAAGAATGATTCGGCGTATACAACCTTTAGTGTAGCCGCCGGAGGTGGGAATAAGGTTTATACGATTACGCTCGGTGAGGAAGCAGTTGCGACTGACGTATTCACTGTAGAAATTGCGGAGGACGGTTACGAGTTTACAGTCGGAGCCGTTGACAATAAGGTTTCCGCATAAGATTGAGGAGGGTTGGAGGATGGCTGAAATAGATCGTTTAAAACGGCAGTTAGGGATATCAATAGATAACAACTCGGAGGACGATTTGCTATTTGACCTTTTGGAAGTAGCGAAATCAGCCATTCTCTCCCGCCGTTATCCCTATGACGATTTTTCGTCAGAACTTGAGAATCGTTATAAGGATTTGCAGATACGAATTGCGGTTTATCTTTACAATAAGATGGGAGCCGAGGGTGAACTTTCCCATAGTGAGAATGGTATAAGTCGTACCTATGAGGCTGGCGATATTCCCGAAAGCATGTTGAAGCAAGTCGTACCCCTTGTGGGTATCCCACATTAAGGGGGAAATGAAATGAGGTTATTAAGACGTAATAAACAGCAAATATATTATGCACTGTATGAGGACAAAGAATCTGTTTATGATGATTATGGTAACGAAACAGGAGAGTATGAACTTAGTTATACCGATCCCAAACCCCTAATGGTAAGCGTATCAGCAGCGAACGGTGAAAGTGTGACGAGGCAATTCGGAAATATTGAAAAATATGATAGGGTGATAATCACTGACGATATGAATTGCCCGATTGACGAAAACTCTATCCTCTGGATAGATCAGACCGACACCACTAAACCTCACGATTATGTGGTCAAGAGGGTAGCTCGGAGCTTGAATAGCATTTCATATGCAGTAAGTAAGGTGAATATCAGTGGCGAAGATCAAGATGAAGTTGACGACCAGGAGCATTGAAAATGCTATAAAACAAGTTCAAGAGTATAAACGTGAGCTGGATGATAAAGTGAAAGCTCTTATTAAAGCGTTAGTGGATAAAGGTGTAGAAATCGCGAAAGCACAAGTTAGAGAACTTGGTGCAGTTTATACCGGAGAGCTTGAAGAAAGTATTACAGGATTTTTTGATGAGAGTTTAGGAATCGGTATTATAAAAACAAATTGTCCTTACGCTGTATATGTGGAGTTTGGTACAGGGGTAACTGGAAAGAGAAGTCCTCACCCTACTCCTATGGGTTGGAAATACGATGTTAATGAGCGTGGGGAAGATGGCTGGTGGTATTTCAACGACAGGGATAAAAAATGGCATTGGACTTCCGGTATGGCAAGTAGACCGTTCATGTATAACACCCTTCAATTGTTAAAAGCAGAAGTGGAAAGAGGAGGTTTGAAAGTTGATTGATATAGAAACTGAAATCTTTAATCAAATAGCAACGGAATTGAGAAATGAATTCGATCCTATATCAATTTACGGCGAAAATGTGAAAGTTCCTGCTAAATTTCCAGCGGTAATGATTGAAGAAAAGGCTAATTCAGTGTATCAGCGAACACAGGACAGTGGCAATATTGAAAATCACGCTCAACTCATGTATGAGGTAAATGTTTATTCTAACAAGAAAACCTCTAAAAAGAGCGAATGTAAAGCAATTTTTAAAGTAATCGATGACGTATTTGCGTCTATGGGATTTACAAGAATTCTGAAAGATTCTATCCCGAACCTGGAGGACGGGACAATTTACAGAATGATTGGTAGATATTCGGCGGTAGCATCCGCCAGTGGAAAAACTTATAGGAGGTAATAATATGAGTGCTATTAGTACACAAGGGGTAACTCTTAAATGGGGATCGACTCAGGGGGGCGAATCAAAAGTTATTGATATTAAGGATTTTCCTGATATGGGCGGAGCACCTGAAATGCTTGAAACAACCACTCTATCCGATGCTGCTCAGACATTTATCCTGGGAATTCAAACCATGAGTGCTTTAGAGTTCACCGCAAACTATACCAAAGCCGATTTTGAATTAGTAGAGGACGATGCGGGACAGGATATGTATTATGTTCTTGAGTTTGGCTCTGGTGGCAATGAGGGCACATTCAAATGGCAAGGACAGCACAGTGTATATGTGACAGGGGCAGGTGTAAATGGAGTAGTGGAAATGAAGATCGTCGTAGCTCCATCCACTAAACCCGAACTGTCCGATTAAGGGGGAATATAAATGTCCATTAGTACGCAGGGTGTTACCCTGAAATGGGGACTTACGATGGCGGCTGCTCTCAAAGAGATAGACATTAAAGATTTTCCCGATCTGGGAGGCTCTCCAGAGATGCTTGAAACAACCACTTTCAATGATAAGTCACAGACTTATATAAAAGGGATTCAGTCATTAGGCGCTTTGGAGTTTACCGCAAATTATAAAAAGGCGATTTATACGGCCGTTACTGAGGACGCAAACAAAGAAATGTTTTACATTTTGGAGTTTGGAACCAATGGCTCGGAAGGTGCTTTTTACTGGAAAGGTAAACATGTAGGATATGTCGCCGGTGCAGGTGTTAATGGTGTAACCGAAATGAAAATAGTAATTGCTCCATCTACCAAGCCAACGATAAAGCCGACATTGATCGGTGCTGTTCTCAATACATTGTCGGAAGGATCGGCCAGTTCAGCACTTGAATTGTCATATTCAGGTACTCCGGCGGAGGTTCCGGTATTGACATATCAGTGGAAAATTGCGACTACGTTAGATGGAACATACGCCGATATAACAGGAGCTACCGGTGCGACATATACCCCTACGTCCGGTGATGTAGGAAAGTATATTAAAGTCGCAGTAACAGCATCAGGCGGGGCCGATGGAACAGTATTATCCAATGCTCAGGAAGTAGCAGGAGATTAAGGAGGAATTTATGGGTAAACAGATTAATTTTGAGTACAAGGGTAATGATTATACTCTTGAGTTCACTCGTAAGTCTATTGAAATTATGGAGCGACAGGGATTCGCTGCAACAGACATAACAGAAAAACCAATGACAACTCTCCCCAGTTTGTTCGCTGGTGCGTTTATTGCTCATCACAGATATGCGAAAAAAGAAATTATTGATGAGATTTTCTCAAAAATGACAAACAAGCAGGAGCTTATAAGCAAACTCGCTGAAATGTATAACGAACCTATACTGGCACTTGTGGAAGAACCGGAGGAGTCTGAGGGAAACGTGAGCTGGGAGGCGAGCTTTTAGAGGGTTCGCCTCCTCATTCTAATGTTTCATATACTGAACAATTTTATGAGCATTTTCCTTTTTACTTAGCTGCCGGTATGACCTATGATCAATATTGGAATGATGATTGTAATTTGGTTAAGTATTATCGAAGGGCTTATAAATTGAAAAATGAACAAAAGAATCAGGAGTTATGGCTACAAGGTGCATATATTTACGAGGCGTTATGTGATGTCGCTCCAGTGATACATGCTTTTGCAAAGAAAGGTACGAAACCTCTCCCCTATTCCGACAAACCGTATGCCATCACTAAGGATCAAATTAAAGAAAGAAAGAAAGAAGAAGAAAAAATCAATAGGCAAAAAGCCAAAGCCAGGTTTGAAGCGTGGGCGGCTAAACTAAAATTACCGAAAAAGGAGTGAGCGTAATGCCGATGGATATAGATGGTTTACAAATAGAAATAACCGACAATTCGGAGCAAGCAGTTGATGGTCTTGATGCGCTCGCGCAATCGCTGGAGGGGTTAAAAAAAGTTACCGGAGATTTGAGCAAAACGCTGGATCGTGTCAATTTTGATAAATTCGGTGAACAAATGAAAAAACTGTCCTCCGCTCTCCAACCGTTACAGGGATTCAAAACTCAAGCCGGTGGTGTCATATCCGCTTTGCGTAACTTTAGAAAAACAGCGGATGATTTTAATAAATTTTCAGGCTTTGATCAGTTCAGCTCACAAATGCAGTTGTTAGCCGATTCATTGCAGCCTTTAAGCAATATTAGCACAAAACTTGGAGCTACTTTAAACGCTTTAAGTCAGGTATCTACTATAAACAAAAACCTGGATTCAGTTGATTTTGACGCCTTTGGGCTGAAAATAACAACCTTGACTCAAAGTTTAACTCCGCTCGGATCAATACATAGTAAACTTGGAGCGACTCTTAATCAGTTAAGCAGATTCGGGCAAGTTACTCAACAATTAGATATGGTTCTTAGAGAGAGTAATGTATCACTCAATATTCAGATGTTAGTTAAGGCATTAGAACCATTAACGACTCTCGGTAAATCTACGTTGGGTAGCATTTTAAATCAACTGAAAAAACTACCAGAAGTAATGAGCCAATTATCTTCGATTGATATGGATGCATTCACTACTCAGGTTGAAAGAGTCGTTATTGCTGTTAAACCGCTTGCGACAGAAATGGAAAAAGTGGCATCGGGTTTTAGTGCTTTTCCGGCGAGAATCCAAAAGCTAATTACTCAAAATGAACGGTTATCGGCAGTTAATAGTAAGTTAGGTAAATCGTTTAATTTGCTGGGTGTAAGAATCAAATCGGTCTATGGAAAAATGGCGTTATTGCTGCTCACAGGAAGAAAGCTCGCCAATATATTCGCAGATTGGGTTGGAGAAAGTAACAAATACGTTGAAAACCTTAATCTCTTTAGAGTTTCCATGCGTGGGGCGGCAGATGAGGCGTTAAATTACGCTGAAAAAGTGCGTGAGGCCTTTGGTATCGATCCTTCCGAGTGGATTCGTTTCCAGGCGGTATTTCAGAACATGGCAACAGGCTTTGGTATCACCGCCGATAAAGCAACAATAATGTCAAAGACATTAACTCAGTTGGGTTATGATTTAGCAACTATATTTAATGTTGACTATGCAACAGCGATGGAAAAGCTGGAAAGTGCTATAGCAGGTCAGCCTCGTCCTATGAGAGAATGGGGTTTTGATATGTCGGAAGCAACGTTGAAATTGGTTGCAATGAATCACGGGCTTGAGGATAATGTGGAAACAATGACTCAGTATGAGAAATCTCAATTGAGATTTATACAATTGATGGAAACCGCAAAAGCACAAGGCATACTTGGAAACTTTGCTCGTGAGATTCATACTCCGGCCAATGCAATGAGAATACTTAACCAACAGCTTGTTTTCTTTAAACGATCATTGGGTGACATGCTTATACCAGTATTAATGAAAGTGTTACCTTACTTACAAGCATTTGTTATTCTCATGACGGATATAGCGAGAGCTGTGGCAAATTTAGTCGGGTTTACATTACCTACAATTGATTATTCAGGTTTAAACGATCTTACGAATGGTGCAAATGGAGCTGCCGATGGCTTGGAAAATACGGATGATGCTGCTAAACAATTGAAAAAAACGTTGATGGGGTTTGACGAAATAAACCTGCTGGATGATTTAGACGCATTATCGGCAAATAAAGACCTCGGTATAGATTTGAGCCAGTATGATTATGACTTTATTGGTGACACAGTGAATGAACAGGTAAATAGCATTGTAAGAAAATTAGAGCCTACATTCACCTGGATAAAAGAAAATCTTAATACTATATTAGATATTGTAAAAACAATCGGTATAGCTTTTGCAGCATGGGAGATAGCAAAAATTTCTGTCAAATTAATAGACGCATTGGGTAATTTTAAAAAGACAGAGATAGATCCTTTAACTAAAATAACAACTGGTTTAACTCTTATAATCACCGGAATAGCGATGGAATTTTCGGGAGCTAAAATCATTGGCGCTGGTAAGGCTGAATTAATTGATTATATTAAAACAGCATTAGGTAGTGCTTTAGGTATAGCTGGATCGTTACTTGTATTTGGCACAGGGCCGATAGGATGGACTATAGGTATTTCTGTAACCCTCATTACTCTTATTGCAGGTATCGAAATAGGTAAAAATGAAAAGATAGCTGAGATGACGAAAAATGCTTTTTATAAGGGTGGTATGGGAATTGTAATATCTGATGTTGTTATTGAATTTAAAAAAGTCAATCTCAGTATAACGGAAGATATGGAAAGTGTTATAAAGAATCAGCAAGCAATAAAAAAACTGAAAGATTATGCCAGTGAAATTGTGAAATCAATCGAAAAAATCGGTACTTCGTGGAATCAAGGAATTACAGACACGGATACAGCTATTAATGAACTAACAGGTTTATTTGAAGAACTAAAGACCGGTACAAAAACCATCTTAGATGAGGTTTATAATAATATTGTTGAAGCTATTTCCGGAGCTTTTGGTGTAGCATTGATAGAAGCCGGATATAGTATTCCAGAGCTTTTGAAAATGTTAGGAAAGATCAAAGGTGAGAGCGAAGCGAATATTGTTTCAATCTCTAATCAGATGGAAGATCTAAATACGAAATATTCCGAAGGTGCGATTGGTATTCAGGAATATAAAGATAAATACAACGACTTAATGAAACAAATGACAAACATTATACAGTTAGGTGCTGACACGAACAATGTCTTTACAAATATTAAAGACAATCTGAGTGATATTGACTGGAAAAGTGATAACGCAATGAATGAAGCGTTTATTGCTATTTCAGAATCGGTTAAAACCTCGAAATCCAAAGTTGATGAGTATTACAGCGGGTTGATAGAAAATCTCAAAACTCTCAGAGCTACTACAACCGATCCTGAGTACCAGGTGCAACTGGACGACATGATAAGAATTGCGGACGGAGCATCCGATGCACAAAAAACTCAGATAGACGCCAACCTTGTAGAATTGTTTGACTATATGCAACAGGATATTATCTTAAAAAGCGCTGCTGTTGTGCAAAATGCTACTGATGAATGGAATAAAATGAGTTGGCTTGAAAAATGGTTTAGCGGTGGAAGTGAAGCTGCGTATGTTGCTAAAGCGTTAATGAACTATCAAACCAATATCGTAGATCCCATTAGTGAAAAAATGGACATTTCAATGGACGAGTTAGGTATTGAGGGAAGCACTTTCGCACATGATGCCATGCAAGATATTTTGACATATATGTTTGATTATAATATCAATGGAGCCGGATTATATGTTTCCTCTTTCTCTGAAACACTTGACGCAGATACTTACGAAATGCTCCAAAAATACGGTATCAATGCTAATCAATGGGCTAATACGGCAGGAATTAAATTAACAAGTGGTTTACTAAAAGGAACACAATCTGAACTTGAAGTAAATAAACCACAAATTATAAAAGATTTTGAAATAGCGGGTAATGAAATTTCTAACGGTTTATTAAAAGGCGTGGCAGAGCAAGAGGAGCAAAACAAACCGTGGTATAAGAAACTTTGGGATACATTCGTAAATACGTTTAAATGGATATTCGGTATTAATTCCCCATCTACTGTATTTAAGGGATTTGGCCAGAATATCATGCAAGGGTTGCTTGACGGTATGAAAGGCTGGGACTTAGACTTCAAAAAGATATTCAAAGGTATTGTAAATGTTGGAATTGAAATGTTTAATAAATTCATTTCGTGGCTCAATGATACAATGTCTTTCTCCTGGGACGATAAGTATATAGCAGGAGTCAAAGTCCTCTCAGGCGGATCGATAAGATTCGTAAACATCCCACAGATACCGAAGTTATATGCTCAAGGTGGTTTTCCATCATCGGGTGAATTGTTTATAGCAAGAGAAGCCGGAGCTGAAATGGTCGGTTCAATCGGGAGGAAAACAGCGGTTGCTAACAATGATCAAATAGTTGAAGCAGTATCGCAGGGTGTTTATGAAGCAGTCACGATGGCGATGAAGTTGAATTCAAATAATAATGATGATTCCAGAGATATCGTACTGAATATTGATGGAAGAACATTCGCAAGAACAATGCTCCAAAAGATAAATGAGGAAGCTCTACGTTTAGGTTATGAGTCGATACTGAAATATAAAGAAGCGTAAAACTAAGCATGGAGCGCCATTGAGCGCCATTTGAGAAAAGAAGGTGTTCGGATGGTTAGAATTAATGGAACTGAAATTCCTACTCCCTCCTCTTACTCAATAGGAATAATGGACATAAGCAAAGCTGGGCGAGTAGCATCAGGCTTATTAATGATAGAAAGAATTGCGACAAAAAGAAAGATTGAATTGTCGTGGTTCTATTTAACCAAAGGCCAATTAAGCACTTTGCTCATATTAGTAAGCCCGACATTTTTTGATGTTGAATATCTCGATCCTCAAACAAACGAAATACAAACAGGTAGTTTCTATTGCGGTGATAGGACAGTTGATGCTTTTGATTATCGTAATGAGGAAATCAGATATAAGAATATAAAGTTTAATTTGATTGAGAGGTAAGACTGATGTATTCGGTTAGTCAGGATTTTTTAAATAAAATGAAAGCCGCTATCCGTCAAGTTAAGGCAAGGGTGCAAATAGATTATACTGATCCGTTCATGGATCAGTCCATTGAAATTTCGGCTAATGAACAAGCTAATGTTTCATATCCACAGCAGACCGCAGACAGTATTGACACAACTACCCAGAAATATGCCTGTCTTGACGGTACATGGGATTTGACAAGCGAAGAATATCACCTTGCACCCTCAACGGATAAACTTTTACAGATCCAGATGGGCTGGTGGGGAGCACAATTAGCTTCAACCGGTGGAGCATTTACGGTTCCATACCCAGCGTTGACTATTAATCACTTAATCCGGCCTATTCGTTCTTTGAGAGTGGTTGGCGACACCGCAAGAGAAGAATATCCGGTTGATTTTACAGTTAAACTTTATGACTCGGAAAATACCCTCTTACACATTGAAACTGTAACCGGTAATACGAATATAAGCTGGGGTGCGACACTTGAACCACAAATTGTGAATGTGACGAAGCAAGTGCTGGAAATAACAAAATGGAGCCATGCTGGACGGTGTGCGAAAATAGTTGAGTTTTTTACGTCCATACAGGAAGTTTACGAGGCTGGGGACTTAGTGAGCATAAGGCTATTGGAAGAACGTGAAGCAAGCCATGGCAGCTTGCCTGTTGGCAATATCTCGGCAAATGAGATCACCCTTTCACTTAACAATGAGAGTAAAAAATTTGACGTTGACAACGATAATTCTCCTCTCAAAAATTTGCTCAAACCAAGCCGAAGAATCAGAGCTTGGCTTGAGGCAGAAGTTCAAGATGCTTGGTTGTTATTTAAAGATAAAACATGGAGTGAGGTGGATACATAATGGCAGACAAAACGACAGGAAATTTGGGGCTTTGGGTTCCGGAAATGAGTGATAAAATATCGGACACAATAGATACTTATTTATCGGAGAATTTTGAAAAAATCGATACAGAATTTACGTCGTGCTATGAGGAATTAAAGGCAGAGTTTGATGCACATAAGGCAGATTATGTGAACAAATTCCCCGATAATGCAGGCGCTCATAATAGTATATTTAGAGGAGAAAATTTAGGTTCTACTCCAGACTATACCAATATTACAAATGGCAGTTTCAAGGATATGTATGTTGGTGATTATTGGACTATTAACGGCGTGAACTGGAGAATTGCAGCATTTGATTATTATTACAATACCGGTGATTCGGCTTGCACAACTCATCACGCAGTAATCGTGCCTGATACATCGTTGTACAGTCATGTCATGAATAATAGCGCTACAACAGAAGGTGGTTATACAGGCAGCAAAATGTATACAGAGGGGTTAGAACAGGCTAAGACGATTATTAATACTGCTTTTTCAGGTCATGTGGTAACGATTAGAGCATACCTTTGCAATGCTGTTACGGATGGAAAGGCAAGGGCAGGGGAATGGGCTGATAGCACGGTAGACCTGATGAACGAGATTATGGTGTATGGGTCAGTGGTAAATGGTGCTGCAACTTATGGGCTGTATAATATAGGCACTGAAAAATCACAGTTGCCACTATTTGCACTGAACCCACAATCCATAAATATTAGACAGGCTTATTGGCTTAGAGACGTTGCGTCTGCGAGTTTTTTCGCTTGTGTGGGCCTCCATGGCTATGCGTACTACAGCATTGCTTCGGACTCTTTTGGAGTTCGTCCCCGCTTTCTCATATCCTGAATCGAACCCCCTTGTGGGGCGAGATAAGAAACAAAATTATGAGGAGGGCGATATGTCAGTACCAAAAAAGCAAGAGAATTGAATGGTAACAACTTTATACCTGATACTGCAATTGATAGATCTATATTTGATAATAATTTAAGCAAAGTGTCAGTAATAGACAATAATGGGGATGTCGAGGAACTAAATGATGTTAAAGTTATATTTGCTAAGGTTTTAGACAAGCAGTCATTTATATTAGCCGAAAAAACCGAGGATGAAATAGAAAAAGAAAGACTGTATCAATTGATAGCTGACTTAACAGAGGTCGTATTGTTGGGAGGTAAGTGATGTGACAGAAGCAGAGATAAGACTATATAGATTTTTGGTACAGATGGGCAGGCTCACAAAGGAAAAATTTAAAGAGATTACAGGACTATGACGCATAAGGATAATTCGGAGCAATAAAGGCAGGTGATACGATGGCGACATGGGCGGATTTGACAAATATTACAGGCGGGGAATATATCCCTCTGGGTACGTTTTGGTCTTTGGACTGGGATAGCCCTGACGATAGTTTAAAGGCAACTGTCACGGCACGAGATAGGATGGAACTACTTAGAAAAACTGCATTTCAAAGTTCACAAGTTCTTACGAATGTAAGTTTATATGAACTGGCTGAAATTGTTTTACAGGACGCTGGATTACTTGATAATGAATATATTATCGATACTAATTTACAAAATTTTGTTATCCCTTATGCCTGGTTATCTCTTGTTTCTCATCGTGAAGCTCTCCGGCGAATTGCGGAAGCTGGGTTAGCTGTTGCTTATACCGATAGAGATGGAAAAATACGGATTGAATCTTTTTCGATACAAGATGATGAATCAGTATTAGAAATTACCGAAGATGATTATTTTTTACCCCTTAGAAACCCAAGCAAGCAGGAGCAAGTTGCAAATGAAATTATAGTTGATACCCAACCGTTAAGACCGGCTACGAGCGTTGAGGAAGTTTACAAAAGCAACGATCCGATTACCATATCGGCAAATACGACAGAGGAAATTACTATATTTTATAATAAAAGTCCGGTAATTGAAGCGATCGCAAGCCTTACTTCCCCGCCCTCCGATGTAAGTATTATTGATACTACTTATTACGGTTGGGGGGCGATAGTGAAAATTCAAAATAGTAATACAAGTAGCAAGCAGGTTACTCTTACTATAAGCGGTAAACCTCTCACTGTGCAAAATAAAGAGCGAGCTATAGCAAGGGATGAAATAAGTATAACTGAAAACGGCGTATTAACATTTGAATTTCCGGCGAATTCGTTAGTACAAACATTATCTCAAGCACAGGCTATAGCAAATACTTTACTTGAATCTGTGAAAGATTCACGACGAGATATTGAAGTAGAATGGCGTGGGAATCCTGCTTTGGAGTTGGGTGATAGATTTACAATAAAAAATAAAGATTATCGTGTGATAAGTCAGGAATTAATTTGGCAGGGATATTTACAAGCTCGTTTAACAGGTAGAAAAGCATAGAAAGGAGATATACATATGGCATGGCAAAATCCGAAAACTAATTGGGGCGATCCGGGGCAAACGGTAGTCGGTGAAACTGACATGAATCGAATTGAAGGAAATATAAATTACATCGAAAATGAAAACCGGACGCCGAACCAAAGCGAAACTCCGGTAGCATCCGGCGTATTACAAAAAATCTTAGATTTTTTAGCAACGCAGATTAAAAAAATAACGGGCAAGTCAAATTGGTATAATGCCCCAGCCACAACACTTGAAGCAACAAAAGAACATATAGATTCAACGAACGCTCATAATGCTACATCAGCAGCCACAGCAAATCGTATCATACTCAGAGATACAAACGGTCGGGCAAAAGTTGCTGCTCCGAGTGCGTCTGACGACATAGCGAGGAAAGATACGGTTGACAACCATGCGAATGAGTTTATTAGACATGGTAATTATGCTGTGGCAACCGGTTCAGCAAATACATACGCCGTCACTCTTTCACCTGCCCCAAGTGCATATGTTGAGGGCATGTGCGTTGCGGTAAAAATTAATGTAAATAACACCGGTGCAAGCACTTTGAACGTGAACAGCAAAGGTGCAAAGAGTATTAAAAAGCCGAACGGTAACGATGTTACCGCCGGTAATCTTAAAGCGGGAAGCGTTTACACATTGAGGTACAACGGCACAAATTTTATCTTACAGGGTAGCGACAGTTCCGGCAACGCTGGCCCTGAACATGTACTTGCCGGAAAAACATTCTCAAATGACAACGGGCCGGATCAGGTGGGACAAATTCCATCAAAAGCAGCGGCGTCATATGTTCCGTCTACCACCGATCAGATAATTGCAGCAGGGCAATACCTTAGTGGTGCTCAATTGATAAAAGGTGATCCGGATTTAATACCAGCAAATATTGATGAGAATGCTACAATCTTTGGAGTTACTGGAAATAGAGTCACTACTCCATCTAATTTTATTTCCAGCCAGGGGAAACCAGCGGCCGATAAGATAACATTAAAGGATGTCTATAAGAGTATAGTCATTTATTCAGATGACGTCATTGAAACAATTTTCACAGCCATTTGTCCTAAATCAGGCACTCTTACAATAGGTATGAGGGGTGAAAATGCAGGTCGAGAATTTAATGCGAACCTATATGGCTATTTTAAACGTAATGGTTCAACTGTAGTTACAATGAATGTTAAATCCCCATGGTATAATACATACACTTTTCAAGGAGTTACTTATGATGATGTTGGGAGTAACGAAAATATTTGTGAAACGGCGTGGCATTATATTGATATACCAGTAGCAGCTGGTGATGTTTTATCTGCTACTATATGGTTTTTTCAGGATCATGAAGATATAAGTGGGAGGGGTTCAATTTATATAACAGTAACGTGTGGTAATGGTGTACATAGTAAGTTTACACTTACTTAATAGGAGGAGATGATTATTATGATATACAGAACGGGTGCTATATTTTCACCTATTGATGAACGAGATTATGCAATAACTAAATATTCGCCGGAACAATTAGACAAAAATCAGCCGGTTCCGGAGGTTATAGCTGAATTTAGGCAACAGCATATTGATAATCAGGAGAGTACCAGTATGTGTGCTGCTTATTCGGCTTGTAATCAAGCTACAGTAAGAATATTACAAAGAACTGGAGATTATATCCTCCTCTCTCCTGCTGCTTTCTATGGTAATCGAGAATATATGTCATATTCTGGCGAGGGTATGATGGGTAGAGATGTTCAGCAAGGAGGACGAAAGTCAGGGTTTATGCGGAGAGATGCTTTTCCTGTTGAAAAAGGCACATATCAGCAATGTGCTGAACTTTTTGCAGACAAGTCTCTTTCTTATAAAGAGCAATCAATAGCATACCGAACAGAGGGCTTTGTGAGACTCAACGATGCGTGGGAAGTCGCTCAGTACATAATACAGGAAAGAATAGGCTGTCTGATTGCTTTCAATATCTATGAGAATATCAGAGAGGCATATTCCACGGGTATAATTCCTCAACCATCAGGGGCGTCTTTAGGCGGTCACATGGTCAGAGTCGAAGGAATTATTAACTACAAAGGTGGAACTTATTGTTTAGTTCCTAACACATGGGGTTCGGATTGGGGAGATCGTGGATATTGTTATCTACCTATAAATATGATTCGTGAGGGCTGGGGCGAATATGACAGACCGCCTTTATCAATCGACAATGAGCCTCATGAAATAATATTTTTCACGAAAGATATAGACAATGAAATGAATACTAAGACCATTTGGACTGACTGTAACAATTTACAGTTATCAGATCATCCGGATGCTTATGCTATTGGTAATAAAATCATTGTAAGAAATGGCTCAGCTTCCGCTTATGTGGAAAATAGATTAATGTCTATAGTTAGGCCATTATGGGAATCTATTGGCTGGCAGGTCGATTGGTATGGTGACTATGTAATCATGACAAGAGGAAAGACTGAAAGCCAATTTAAAAAAGATTTAGGACTTATATGAAAGGAGGATCATTATGAAACAAGGAATATCAACACTATTAGGTATAGTGGGCGCCTTTATCGCAAATTTATACGGAGGATGGGATGCTGCATTGACAACACTCGTAATTTTTATGGGGATCGATTATATCACTGGATTAATTGTAGCAGCGGTATTCAAAAAATCCAGTAAATCCGAAAGTGGGGCGCTCGAAAGTAGAGCTGGTTGGAAAGGACTATGTAAAAAAGGCATGATGTTATTAGTCGTGCTTGTTTCAGTCCGATTGGATATGCTTACGGGAACGAATTTTCTGAAAGATTGGACTGTTATAGCATTTGTTGTTAATGAAACATTGTCTATTCTTGAAAATGCCGGACTAATGGGAATAAAATATCCGGAGGCTATTAAAAATGCTCTCGATATTTTACAAAAGAAAAAAGGTGATACTCAATGAAAACTAATTGGGGATTAGTCAATCATGTGAAAATGGCACTTGAGGAATCGTGGGGATATGTATATGGTACTTTCGGACAAATTCTCACCCCTCCTCTGCTGGATTATAAGCTAACACAATATTCGGATCAAATAACAAAATATATTGAGTATATTAGAGAAAACTACTTAGGAAAAAGAACTGTTGACTGTATCGGATTGATAAAATCATATCTTTGGTGGAATGACGGTAGGGTGCTTTATGATAGTGAAACCGATACGAGTGCTAATAAAACCTTTTTAGAACTTGCAAAAGAAAAAGGCTCGATCGATACCATACCCGATTTACCAGGCGTTTGCGTTTGGAAAAACAACCATGTGGGTGTTTATATCGGAAATGGTACGGTAATAGAAGCTAAAGGTACTTTATATGGCGTTGTTCAAAGTGATTTGAAAAACGGCTCCTGGGCACATTGGTTTAAATATCCTTACATAGATTATGAACCGTACGTGGATCACGAACAGATTAGTTCCTGGGCGAAAGAAGCTATAAACTACCTCAAAGAATCAGGTGTTATGCAAGGTTCAGGATACAAATTCAGACCAAAAGATTTTATGACACGAGAAGAAGTTGCTGTTGCTATAAACCGAGCAATAGAAAAAGCACTATCTAATCAGCGATAG